AAAATAAGCGAATCTCTTTTTAATTCTTTAGAAGACATTGTGCTAACTTTGCTACCAACTTCAACTCTCATTATAGCTTCTAGATGTTCTACCTCCATACCTCTAGCTGCATTGAGAGCGTCAATTTGCAACTCCATCATATCAAGCTCATTTTTAGCTTCAATTTTAGAGTCAAACTCTTTGTATCTTTTGTTTCTCATAGGGTGATACAAAGATAAAAGCTTTTGTAAAGCTTGCTGGTTTTTACGAACTACTAACGCACCATCTTTAAAAAGTATAGTGCCTAAAGTTGCTTCTCCATTTTGCTCATCTTTAAATGGACTGTTCATGTTTGTAGCAAACCTAAGTTCTCTTGTTGTTTGATTTGATTCGTCGTACCATAATAAAGGTTTTTTTGCACTGTGTTTAGATGGTATTCTAAACGTTAGTGGTTTATATTGACCTGTTACAAAATACGTTCTATCTTTAATTTCCCAACCTTTTTCTACGCTTGGGACTTCTTTTTCTTTTGACATAATATAATATAATAAAATTGATAAAAGTAATAATTACCCCCGTCGGTAAGACGAGGGTAAATACTACATAACTAATTACTACTTAGTAAACAATACAAAGTTGTTAGCACCTTGTACACATAAACATCTTTCAGATAGGAAGTTTACTTCCATCGCGTCAAGATCAGATGTGTAAGCACCGCCAACAGATCCAGTCAACCAAGACTTCATACGACGATCGTCAGTCTGTGACGCTCTATATCGTACGTGTAAGAATGGACGACGTATGTTGCTACCAAGAACTTGATCGTATACAGTTGATGTACCAGCTGGAATCAAAACTCCATCAATAGCACTTACACCATATCCTCCAGCTCCATTATCAATAGCACCACGGGTAGAAGCATCATTTAGATATTTCCAGTCAGTCTTGTAGAAATCGTAAGAACCTCTACGGAAACCGCTAAAACCTAAGTTTAACGCCATATCTTCAGAGTTTTCAAACAAACCATAAGCAGTACCACCGTCGCTACCACTAGAGATACCAGCGAGCATATCGTCAAATCCTAGCGCAGTTTCACGGTTTAAGAAAAGCATGTTTTCTTCAATAGCTCCTTGCGTATCTAAGTTACGTAAGATGTTATCAAATTCACCTAGCGCGTTTGCAGCAGCATTGTAACCAGCTTCTACATTACCACGGTCTTTAATGGCAGAAAATAAACCTTGCGTACCTTTAAAATTTGCAGCGGCTGCAGCGGATTTAGAACCATCAGGGAACGTGACAGCTTTTTCACCTTCAACTACGCTCATTTCAAGATAATCTTCAAAACGTAGGCGAGTTTCAGATTCAGCTTTTAGATACCATAGATATCCTCCAGTTCCATCTTCAGTAGCAACTTCAACCCAACCAATCTGAGCAGTGTCAGAACCAGAAACAACATATTTGCTTCGAATAATAATTGGTGAATTAGAAAATTGAGTAAAAGAAGGATCTACACTTACATAACCACTAGTATTAGTAGCTGAGTAATTTGGTGTAGAAGAACCTTTGTCGTATTCAGAACCGTATACAAACATTTTTACGCCAGTTCCAGCTAGACTAGATGTATCTGTAGCTGTATAAGGAGCTACTGTTACAACAGCACCAACACCTACCGTACCGATATCAGAACCAGTTACTACAGCTTTTAGCTCAGCACCTAGCTTATCAATAAGTACAACTGTAGAGTTTACAGAAATAACATTTGTTACTCCGGCTTGAAGCGGAATAGTAATACCATTAGCACCATCATTAATACAGTCGTCGTACGCGATGTGTAAACGGTTTTGTTCAGACCAGATAACCTGATCAGAAGTCATAGGCATTTCAGCCCCTACCATGCGTAAGAAACCAGATAACGTGCGGTTTCCATAGCGCTCTACTTCTTGTTCGTAGATCTCAGGTAGATACTGTTGTGCGAATGTATCAGAATCGCCAGCACCAGATCCTCCGTTAAACGAAAGGAAGTTAGTATCTAGCAATTGTTGCGATTGACTTGGGACAATACTCCCAAATAAAGGACTTACAGCCATAATTATTTATTTTATTTTTTGATTGTTATTTTTTTAACTTTTAATTTTGAAGAGTCAACACCACTAATAGCTTTAACTTTTAATCCATTAACAAATACTTCACCTTGTGCTGATTGTCTTGGTTCTGTCGAGATGTTTTTCGACTTAGCCATTACGTCTTTAACAGCGTCAGCTTTTCCTTGCTCATAGAAATGGTTAGCAATAGTGTCAACATTTTTAGCAGCATAGATAGCTTTGTGGTAACCTGGTGCATCAACAACCTCTCCTTTATCATTTAAGAACGTCTTAATGAAATTACTTATGTCGTTTTGCTCTTTAGCCACTTGATCTGGATTCTTTACACCATATCTAAACTTTTTATTTCCAACGTTGAAATCAAAACCTTTGAAATCATTTGAAAAATAACTAGATGTTTTGTTTAAAAAATCCTCATTAACCTTCTTTGCTTGTGCTTGCTCTTCACTATAGCGATTGAAAAAGTCTACAGCTTTTTGTTGTTCTTGGGTTACGCCTGGTCTCAACTTGATCTCATCGTAGTACTTACCCTTTAGTCCTTCCAAAAAGCTTTTGGCCTTTCCAACTTCTTCTTTAAACGCAATTTTCTTCTTGCGTATATCTTTATCCTCGTCTAATTCTTCATCATAATCAAAGTCTTCTAATAAAAGACTTACATCCTCATGATCAAGATGCGGTCGTGTTTGTTTATAATATTCTCTAACTAACGCATTGTTATCTACGTTAGAGTAGTCTGCGTTAAGCCGCACGTAATCAGCGACTGTACCACCAGTTTCTTCCATGAACGAAACTAGCTTTTCAATATTTTCTGGTAGCGGTTTACCTGTTTGCTCCGCTTTTTCTACAGCTTTTTCTACAGCTTGTACAGTTTCATTAACTTCTTCTTCATCAACTAATGTTAATGGAGATTCTACTGCTTCTTCGGTGGCCCGTACTTCTTCAACCACTTCTTTGCTGTCGCCACTGTCTTCGGGCTTTTCGACAATAGCATTGCTATCATCTGTCTCTTGTGTTTGAACGGCATCTTCTTTTTTTATTTCTACTTTAGTAACTTCAGGTATAACTTCACCTTGCGCTTCAACCGATGTTTTTGGTATTTCAACTTTAGTTACTTCATTTGCTTTACCTAAGTTTTTAGGTTTAGAAGGAGTTTTCATCTTAAACTCTCCTTCTTGTTTTACTTCTTCTGACATAATATAATATAATTAAATAATTAAAAGTTTTTTTTAACGAGGTTCAAATTGTTCTAGTCCAAATCCTCCAAGTGAATCATTACCAGCAGACTCAAAGTTTTTAGGTAATTCGTCGTTTTGTCTTTGTGATATCATTTCAGATTGTTGCGTGCCAATAATTCTAGCACGTTCATCTTTACGATTTTCTATTTCTTTTTCTCTAGTAGTTTCAGCATCAACTCTAGATTTAGCTAACTGAATGTTGTAGCTAAACTCTTGCTCCATCAACTGCTTTTTGATTTTAGCCTCCATCTCCATTTTTTGTATTTCAAATTGAGACTTAGCTTGCTCAAGCTGCATCTTCTGCTCTGTTAATACTTGTTGTTTTTGAGTTTCAACTAAAGCAGTTTGCTCTGCAGTCTGAGCGTTAGCCTGTGCTTGCGCTTGTATGTTAGCCATCTGAGCTTGCTGAGCTTCCTCAGCTTTAACCTTTTGTCTATACTTAAGATATTGATTAGCTAATTTTATGTTGCTTATCTCCCTAATATCAATAGCATCTTCTAAACCTATTTGACCTGTTTGCAAAGCCACTTGTATATTCTGCTCTAGCTTTTGCTTTTCTTCTTCATCTGGTTCTAAGTCTAAGAATATTCCAAACTCATGCATGTTTAATTTATCTATTTCATCTAACGTAGCAACGTTAAATTGATTTATAGAAGACATTAAAGCATTTTTAGTAAGCGGAAAGCTTAACATGTCAGCAACTCTTAAGCTTATGTTTTCTGCAGTTCTTATAGTTAAATACATTAACGACTGTAGTATGTGCTTAGTAGCTGTGTTTGATGCTGCAGCAGCTAGCTTCTGTAATCCTACTAAAGCATTTTTATCTGGTTGGCTACCATCACGAGCTTCGTTTAATCCAGTTACATCACGTATCATCTGTAAGTAGTATTGATACGTTTGAGTTAACGCCTGTATCTTTGACATACCAGAAGATGTTTGTAGCTCTTGAATTGGTACTCTACCAGGATTCATATCACCATCAACTGTCTTAGATCTACCAACTATACTACCAGTTTGGAAGTACATATTTAAAGCCTCTTGAGGATTGTAGTTTGTACCATTACCAAGATCAACTTCCGCTAAACCATCTACATCTACAAATACGCCATCTGGTACCATGCGCGCTAGAACTTGCTGTATTTTCAAGTGTGTTAATTGAATCATATCAGCAAACCCAATACACTTACTGACTAAACTTTCTATACGACCTTTATACATTCTAGGAGCAGATATACTATAGTTCATTTGAACTTTAGTCTGATCACTATATGGTCTAGTCATATTTTCAGACAGTTGCCATTTAAGCATTTTCTCATGACCTAATATCTTAGCGCCACTATATAAAACCTCTATAGCTCTATGTACTCTTTCAAAGTTATCATTTTCAGGTGGATTAAAATCACCTGGCTTTTCTAAAGCTTTTTCTAAACCTTGATCTGTTTGTTTAATTTTAAATACCTGATTGTTATATGTTTTGTATTCAAAATAAAGAACCTGTATATTATTGTAGTTATCGTCTTGACCTCTGTAATTTCTAGTATAATTAGAATCACCTGGGTATTTTTGTATTTCATCTAACTCGCTATCAGTTAGGTATGGAAATTGTTTTTTAATCTCTTCTAAACTTACGCTTTTAACTTCACCTACGTAATATATATCTTCAAAGTTAGGATCTTCTGTGTAAGAATAAACCAAACTAGAAGGATCAACATAATCTACTGTAACTCCATTAGATACATTAAAATCAGTTTTAACAGCTGATATACCTAGTACAACTAAATCATAAGCTAATCTTTTCTTTACTTCATCGTACTTGTTATAATCAAACACGTTTGATATAACTTCTTCTTCAGCTATCTCTATAGATTGTTTATAGCTTAATTGAAGATACAAATTTAATTCTTCTTTGTTTATAGGTAAATCATCTGGATCAGGTGTAGCAAAGTAGTTTTGTCCTGTCTCAGCATTTAATTGCATTATAGTTTCTCTGTTTTCAATATCACGCAAAGCATTAAAAGCAAAGTCAGTTCTTTCTTTTATAGCATATGGATCTGATGCAAATGATTTTATAGCATAACCTTTGTCTGTCATGCCATTGACAACAATATCAACAAACTTAGATAATACAGCAACTGGTTTCCAATCTAAATTAAGATAAGACAAATCACCATTAATAGATAATTCATCTTTGTATTTAGCTACAGACTGCTCACCTCTAGCATACAATCTTAATCTGTGAAAATCCTGCCAATTGTTTCCAAAGCGACCACCAGCTCCTAAGCCACGGTCACCTCTGAACCATTCATTTTCAATGGCTCTACCAACTTGATAACCGTAATCTAAAGTATTCTTTTCTACGTCTGGTACCACCTGACTTGGAAACGAACTATTAACATTAGTGTAAATCATCTATTTTATTATTTTTGATGTATGACCTGTATTATCGTATTTGCCGAAGCTTAAACTAACTGGATCTTTTTTTACTAATTGAACTGGAGTATATTTATTTTTATTACAAGCCATTATAGCTAATCCTGAACTTATTGTTGCATCAAACTTAGTTCTATTATTTATATTGAACTTAGCCCAATCCTCTAGTGTTCTTTGGAAATACATACTTCCATATTCATTTTCTTTTAAACCTACATAATCTTCTATGTACGATTCAATAGCAGCAGCATGTGCTTGCTTGATATCTTCTGATGAGTTAGGTATTCCACCTATCTCTCTTTCTGTAACTGAAAGCTTGTTGTAAAGTTTATCAGGTCTATTTATAGAAAACTTCCTATAACCTCTACGCTTTAAGTAGTACAGTAATCTTGGTTTGTTATTCTCTGCTAGTATAGGCATACCATAAAAATGCAATGCCATAAGTACATCTTCAAAGAATATTTCTGCTGTTGGTGGTCTTGATATATATTCTAAGAAAAACATATTAAACGGAGCGTCTTCCATGCTGAACTTAGTTAGACCGTGTAAAGATCCTTTGGATCCTTGCTTGTCTACAGTTCCTGATATATCATAAGAGTCACAACCAAAAGCACCGATATGTTCATTGCCAGGATATTTAACTCCATTTTTTATTATTACACGATTCTGCAGATTTGCAGGTGGAATCCAAGAAACAAGAAATCTACCATTTTTTTCAGGATAAAAACTAACTGTAGTATCTTTAATACCATTAGCCCATTTAAAGTTACCTTGTGTAACTAAAACTTTATTTTTAATATCTTCATTGTAATCTATCTGTTCATATAATTTAGTTAGATTAAATAAAGATAATTTTGCTTCATCTCTAAACGCGTGCTTTTCTGTTCTTGGAAACTGACGGTAATATTCGTTTAAACCGTCCTGATCATCTTTAAGACCATCAACTTCATTTTCCCAATGTTCTATAACACCTGTTGTTATTAATTCACCCTGTGGGTCTTTAACCGCGTCTTTTGGCGTTTCGAATACAGGTAGTCCATAAGCATCAATGAATCCTTCGTAGTTCCATTCCATAGGTATGAACAAAGAATATAATCCTGAGCTAGTCTGTCCATTGCGGTTTCTCTTTGTAACGTCTGAAGCATAGTATAATTTTTTAAAGTTTTCACCACCCTTATCTAAAGCGTTACTTGTAGATCCCATTAAACATTTACCTACAATTTTACTACCTAACCTTAACGTAGTCTTCGTGACTCGCCAGTTATTGAGGATGTTGTCTGGCCTCTCCCATTTGCCCGATTCGTCGTGTACAAGGAGCTTGAGCTTTTCACCATCGTACGAGTTGTCCCCTGTGTTCTTCCAGTCGATCGTGGTGTCGAGACCGTCGATCTCCTGTGGTGCTTCACCTTGATCAAGTTTTTTTCTGGTAAGCTTCGACGCTGGTACTCTGTAGGCAAGCTCTGTTTTTGGGCGGTCCATACCGTCTTGTATTGGCTTGAAGAAGAACGGGTAGTTAAGGGATATTGGTACAACCTTATCGGTAAACATCTTTTTAGCGTCAGCCCCAGATTTGGACAATATGCCGAACCGTGAATCAGATGATATTGTTGCCATGTTAACAGTTTCGCCTGATGCCATGAATGAAAAACCAGAGCGTCTGTTCTTAAGGTAGGCCATTCCATAACAACGCTGGTCGGCTTTGCACGCTTCCCAGAATATAAAGAAAAGCCTATTTGACTCTCTGTAATCGGCTGCGCCAACATCAATTTTACTCCACTGCAAGTACATGTAATGAGTGCCAGTGATATAAGTAGGAACACCCTTGTTGTAGAACCAGAAACCTTCATCACGTCTTTTAAACTCTCTATCAATATAATCATACCATTGCTCTTTAAAGTTAGATGGGTAACGCTCCCAATCAAATACACTTTTTATTTTAGATAAAGCTTTAGGGTATTCTTCTTTAACCCACACTTGCTCTTCTGTTTTCTTAGAAGAACTGTAAATGTTTTCCGGTAACAATGGTAGTGCTATTCTTAAGTTTTGTATTTCAATAATATCACCTATAGTACCATCTTTACTTATAATTATAATGTCGTTTTCAACATCATAACCATACTCCCATTTTTTATACCTATTATTTTTTTTAATAATATTAGGCTTTATATGGTCTTTTATTACTTTAACTAAAGATTGCTCGTACATTACCTTGATCTACCCTCAGCAAAACCTTTAAAACTTTTTTCTTTAG